TCGTGGCCCGCTTGTATTGAATGTCATACGCCTTGGCTACATCGTCTGAATCCCAAGATACGTTCATCCGCACTTTTACAGCGGCACGGGTTAGGGTCTGGTAAAGCTCTTCTGTGATGACGACGTTAGTTGGCGGGCTTATCTCAAGACCGTCAGGCAGGTTAAGCGGTGGCGGCGAGTCAAGCGCCAGTATGTCGCCCTCTTCCCAGTCGTATATTCCCGGCGCGTCCTCGCGCAACTCAAGCTTGACGCCTGCGTTCATATCTGCGCCGATTTGCTCGACGCGGAAAACTTTCTGCACCCATCCGAGTTGGTCAATACTCAGCGTAATCCTGTCCCCAGGCGTAAGCTGGAGGGCGCGGAACTTAAAGGTCGCCGCAGCACTGAGCCCGTACCGGCCCCGCTCTATTTCTATTTTAGCAAGGCGTCTGGCGGCTGTGCCCGAGGTGGTCCATGGGAAATCAAAGGACCGTTCAAGCTCTTCCAGATCATCGTTAATGTATTCGCCAATGCGGAGCTGGCTGAATTCGACTGTCTCAAAATCTTGACTTGCATCAACATAGGAGCCACGAGCCATGTTGTGCCGCGCTTTCTTGCCTGGGCCTGGTTGGAATGACAGCCCGCCGATCAGATCAGACTCGTTAAGATCCATCACCGGCGCTGAATAGGCTCCCGGTACCGTGGTCCACCGTCCGTTGAACCGGCAGGGGTATGACGCCCCAGCCTCGGCAATGCTTTGCAGAATCTCAAGCGGGGCGGTTTCCATGAGGAATGCGCCGTTTACTGTATAGCGATTCTCGGTAAACGTGAAGCCCCCGAAAACAACAAAAGCCGTCTGCTCATCTGCTACGTTGGCCGACGCGGCATAGGCATTAAGATCTATTTTGGAGTCTGGGAGGTTGAACATTCTCGACCAGCGCAGTACGTCCAGCTCTACCAATGCCTGATTGTTAGAGTAGCCGGTGGCACCGGTGCGCGGGTCTAGCAGGTCATTCTTGCCGCGCAACTCGATCTCAAACTTAGGCAGACCTGAATCAAATTTATCTTCGTGATAAGCGCACCAGATATGGACGTATGCCTGGCCTAGCAATTTATGCTGCGAGCCCCACCCCGGCGGCTTAGAAGGGACACCCCCGGTCGGCGTCACTGTCGCGGGCATCCATGCTCTTTGATCGCCCTTTGCAGACCAGCATAAGATAAAGCTTTCATTCGAAGAGGTGTTGTATTTGCCATCTTGAATGACAGGCATCAAGCCATTTCCAGAGGCTCTAGCAGACGCAACTTGCTTGCCATTGGCGTAGACCGCCGTTATTTCATCGACTTCGTGAGCTGCGACAATTAGGGTTAGGCTCAGATAGCGCCGATCTTTGCCCCATGATTCAATGTAGGCCAGTTGACCGCCCACCCGGCAGCGACCGTAAACCACCTGCCGAGGCCCGGTCGGTGATTTTATCATCCTTTTTCGGTCTTGATAGGGGACCTGGGGGAGCTGGAACAACCCCCTAGCCTGGTCTTTAATGTATGAGAATGTGCCAAGGGTAAGCGCATCAAAGCCCGCGTTCAGCAGATCCTCAGCCGCGCCTATTATGTCCCCGCTTTTGAGACTATCCCACGCTGACGAGAGCTTATCCGTGAGTCCGTCAAACCAGCCCATAGTAAGCCCTAATCAAAATAAGAGGATGCAGGCCAAACGATCTCTTTGTCAGCCACCTGTGATATGTATTCCAGCCCTTTGTCACCGTTGTATCTGGCCTGCTGGTCGGAGTTGGTATAGCGCTCAATGCGCGGCCTTGACCAGTCTGCTAGCTCGTCGCGTACTGTTATTGTGATTCGCCCAATGCTGCCGATTTCTACCTGTATTTCATCCACAAGGCCGGAAAAAGACTCCATGGGCTCGCCTATAATCTGGCCCTGTTCGTCGAGTAGCGCCGACAGGCACTTAGCGGGGCGGTTTAGGTAGCGCTGGGTAACAATCGCAGCAAGAGAAGTCTCAGAAACGCCCGCGACCGTAATTTTAAATTCTTGTGGGTTTAGCTCGATACCTTCGCTGACCGGGCTGACGCTGCCCAAGTTGCCCGCGCCAAAGTACTCAACCCCGCCGATGGTCATACTGCTGTAAGCGCTGGTGAATCGGAGCGTCTCGTCAAACAAAATTTCGACAAAGTAGACTGGCCGGAAGATGCGAGATTCAAGTGCGGCGATAACGTCCGGGTGTATGTACCTCATATATCAAGGGCCTCTTCGCAGTTCACGACCAGCGCGTAAATGATGGGCGCGGTGATCTGCCAGCCCACGGAGTCATCCGTGAGCATCATCTGACAGCGCGGCTCATTGACACGAACCTCTGTGCCAGCGGGCAAGGTGACGCGCAGAGGCGGCGTAAATTCTATCGTGGCGGTGCCGTTCAGATTCGATGACGCGGTGCTGGTGACTTTCTTCAGCGCCCCATTGATTTCGAACCAGTCCCCGGCGCATAAAAGCTCTGGCTGGTAGGCTTCAAAACCGTTCGCGGTAAGTGTGGTCGCGCCCTGGCTGGCCTGCGCTGTGAGCGAGCCTGCACGGTCTACAGTGCCGAGGGGGTACCAGCCTGTAGGGGTAAGCCAGAATCGACCAGCGCGGCCCTGCAACCCGGCAAAAAACCCCTGTAAAAGCCTGGCCTCTTTGCCTGTGCGGTTATTAAAAGTCAGTGTTGCCGTCCACTTCGCCCCCGGCATGGCCTTTGTTTGTATCGCCCCGTTCAAGTCGCTAGGGAAGACCTGGGTATTGAACTCAATATCCCAGCCCTCATCTGTGCGCCGGACGGGTGGAAAATCCTTAATCATGACCGTCTCCCGGTGGCTCTGGACATTGGCCCGCCTGAATTGATGGCCTCAAGTACGCCCTGCTGCGACATTTGTTTGATGGCTGGCATGGCTTTTCGTATCTCGGCATTGATTGCGCCGGTCAGTCCGGGGCTGATCTGGAATACTTGGGTGATTTCTGGCATACCGCCCCCGCCAAGGTTGCTCTTTTGAACGTTGTCAAGGGTGCGGTCCAGCTTGGCACTTGTGCCGGAGGTCACAACCCGCTCACCTTTTTCAAGGTTCCAGGTTCCGGATTTTGGCACGCTGTCTATGCCGTCATGCGCTTGGCCGGCATACTGCTGGCCTTGTATCTTTGCTATCTGAACAGCGCCTAGAAGACCAATAGAGGTTGAAAGCGCGACGTTTACAATCGGGTTAGGAGTGGCGGCCAGCGCCTTTGTTGCAGCTAGTGCGGTTGCAACAAAGGCTTCACTAGAAGCGAGATTTTTATAAGATTGGAATGTTTCCTTGCCGCCCTCTTTCGCAATATCTGCAAAATTACCCAGGGCGCTACCCATAGCCCCTAGCGCGCTTTCTTGGTTTGCGGTAAGAATCTGAAAGCGGTTGCTCTCAAGCTGTGCTAGCTCTTCATTGCGTATCTTTGTCGATTCAACGATCAGACTATTCAGCTCGCCCTCGCCCTCTATTAGCCCCTGCCTTGCCCCGTCACGGAGCGCCTGAAGCCTCTGCTCATGAGATTCTTCAATCGAATATTTCCGATCAAGAAAAAGCTTAACATTCTCAAACTCCGACGCCTGTGCTGCAAGAATTTCCTTGCCTCGCTGTCCGGCGTCCAGGCCCCCAAGCACTGAATCATAGGACGCAGCCAAGCTTTCGGTTGCGGCTTCCTGCTTTTCAAATGCGTCGACCGCCTCCAGGGCAGCGCTGGCTAGCGCCAATTGGGCGGGCGTCGCGCCTTCGCTTTCAAGTTTCAGTAGCTTAATAGCATCGGAAGACATACCGACAGTCGCAGCCTGAAACTGTAGCGCCTTAATCTGCTCCTTGATTGGGTTCGCTACCCCGGCTGTGTCGCCACCAAGCCCCGCCGCTTCCTTAATCTTTTTATTTGCGGCTAGCAGTGCGGCGGCGGATTCGTCAGCAGCTACTTTTGCTTCAAATACATACTTTTTAAATTGGTCGCCTGGTAGTGGTTTGCCAAGCTCCTTCGCTAGCTCTTCGTTGATTTCGGCTATTTCAGCCGTGGTGCCATCAATGAGGTCCTGTACGTCCTGCCCAATATCAGACAGGCCGAGCAGTTCAAAGTTT